CGATTCTGGAGCTCTTTTTTTGCCTATTCACCAAACGCGAAAACCCATGCTACTAAAGGCGCGCGTTCAATTCCTTGGTCATATCCTCATAACCCGGACGGCCGAGCAATGCAAACATGTTCTTCTTGTTGTGATTTGCTTGAGCACTGATTTCATAGGGTTTCAAATCGCCGGTGTAAAAGCAAAAATAGCTCTATATCAATTTCTTAGGTTTCATAATTTCGGATTCACTTCACCACAACTTCACCACGAATTACTTATATTTATATTATTGCATAAGTAAAAAAGCCCTCCACCCGCGTTAGCGAGCAGAGGACTTTTTGTAATGTACTTAAAACGGATTGATCGAACTAATGCTGATTTGCAAACGATCAAGCGGTTCCCCAAACATGCCGGCGTATGTGTCTGTGTACTGTGGCAAACTCGTGCCATCATCACAAACTACACCGAGCCAGCCTGCCCGTTGTGTCGTCTGGCTGCGGTAGTACGCTTGCTGATATGGTTCACCGTTAAGGGTAAGAAAGATGATTTGAACCCCATCAATCGCTTCACCAGCAATACCGGCACAGCCGTTAACCGTATCACTGCGATCACCTTTAGTTACCCAAGGCATCCAACCGCTCTTAACTGTGTGAACTCGATACTTAACGCTACCATGATCAACTTTGATGTACAGCAGATCATGCTGATAATTAGGCATACCAGCAAAACCGTTGTCACCAGAGCCGAAGTTGGTCACCTCATCAAGCCAACTGCCACCGAGCAAGTGCAAACCGTATCTAACGTTCACATTACCAGATACAGTTGCTTGCGGACGCGCGCTTTGTGCTGCTGGTGCGCTCGTAGATGCATCTACGGTAGTTGTCCCATTAGCAAGGTCGGCCGCCAGCTTCTCCTTTGTAATGCCCCAACGTGCTAGATAACCATATGGATCAGTGTGATCACCCCAAATATGCTGCGTTACCCACAAATGAGACTTGATGCCAGGTGTTCCAGCACCGCCAGCGTCCAAACTAGTCGGAATGCCATATTGAGCAGCCATATCACGTGCAAGCTCAATATAAACGGCATAATCCTTCTTGAAAGTTTCGGGATCACTCGTGTGGCCCAATTCAATTTGGACCGGGCTGTTAGCATTTGCCACTGTCCCAGCGCCCCACTGAACATAGCCGGGTTCACCAACTTGATAAACCTGACCGCCATCGCCTACAACAAATGCCGTATAAGCAATTTCCGCAGCAATATTGTTTTTGAAGTAAGCGGCATTTGCACGCGCACCAGATTCAGCACCAACATCATGTAGGATGATGTAAAGTCGATTAGCTACTTGCGATGAACCTTCATTTGCACCCAAAGCAAATTCTTTGTTGATGGTATAACTCATACTATTTTACCTCCTCGTTAGGCTTAGCAAGTTGATAAACGCCAACGGATGCAAGCCCTGACAGCATTCCTGCCATCGCATAAGCACCGATTAAGGGAAGATGGCCAAAAGCCATCGCCCAAACGCAGGCCAGTAAAATACCCGTTCCAATTGATAGAACGGGTAGCAGTTTGCCCTCTGCAGGCGTATATCGTTTGAAGATTTCGGTGAAACCAGTGGTGATCGGTGCGATGACAACCGCAATTGCTAGTACCTGAATTAGTTCATTTTGCATGTCTTAGTTCCTCCAATTCTCTTGTTAACAGTAAGCTTTTCTTTTTCAGTTCTTCATTTTCTTCTCGGAGCCTGTCGTTGTCTTTATTCACCCTGTCCAGCAAATCCATAGCCTCATCATGCTTGGTTTTGCGTCGACTCTCTCGAAGACTTAGATAGGCAACCAGTGCAGATAGAATACCTGCGATATAAGGCGCGTATGCCATTAGGTATTTATCAATCATCTCTTGTATCACTCCTTCGCGCCAGAATCAGCACGAAGGCTGTTATGATTGCATTGCTGATCCAACTTGAGTAGATTCCAGTTGATATCGAGGTCAGGAATTGCAGTATTGTCAAGAACGACATTAAAAAGCTGGTAGTCGTAAGCAACAGCCGATTGGCTATTGCAAACTGTGTTTCCCATAGCACCCAACCCCCAATTCCGAGTCCATCAATGACAAACAAAAACCCCACAATGTCATCGTTTAACCATTCAGAGTAATGTGGGGGCCAGACGAAATAATGGTCATTGATGAGTAGAAACAAGCCAATGGCAACCATGCCAATGGCGAGCGCTGTGTGTGTCGGGTGATCTCTGATTTTGTTAAGCATTGTCATCACTTCCTTCCACAAAAATAGCCGCTAGCTTTTGCTGGCGACATAGTCACTGCCTGTAATTTGCTTGTATTGATCTGGGGTGATCATTACCGGTACATAAGGTGATAAATCAATCCCCCAACTGTAAAACAGCACACACTGATCATAATAAGTCACTTGATTTCACCGCCTTCATCTGCGCTACGTCAAGAGCAAGCGCAGCAAGCATTTGCTGTTCTGGTGACGCCTCAGGTGTATGTCTGGCAGCGTCTGGATCATAGCCAGCATCAGGAACAACTTTGCCGTCAATAATGCTGGCGTGGTTCTCATACAAACCAACTGCCTTATCCACTTCAATAACATCAAATCCTTCATCGGTCGGCCCTACTGGTCTGTTTTCATCAGCATATGCCCAATTAAGCAGCCTATTGTTGTTATCTGTCCACACTTTGATTTTCATAGTTGCCTCCTAGCTAAAATATGAATCGTTTGTTGGGTAATCATCTTGGGTCAAATACGAAACTGATCCACGGCATTCACCTGTTGGCCCTGTTGGCATCGTTACCCATTGATTTTTTGAAATATATATCTGGCAGGCTTGTCCAACATAATTTGTATTGCTGACATAACAACCAACACCTGATTCTGCATAGGGCTTATATCCGGGCCGAACATCCGCCAAGACAACCCATGGCTTCTGCTGCGAGATTCCTAACACGAACTGTACAGTAACAATATTTCCACGGCGCATATAGTAAATGTATGCATATGACATGTTTGCAGTTGTGATGGCCGGAGAGTTGACGTAAAAGAAAGTGACATTGTCGGTTGATTTGTATTCGGACTGTATATATTTTTTGGTTGCAGCACTAGGGTCACTTATCAGCGTTTTCAATTGAAGCGCGCCGTTTTGCAATCCTGCTGACGACACGTTCCCCTTTTGATCAGGCGTTGTGATGTAGTTTGTCATTCCGCTAGGGTTAAGGATGGTGTTGTAGTATTGTCCGTTAGGATTACCGCTGTTATTCTCAATATTGCCTAATATTTGAAGAGCAGCATTGCTTAATGACAAGTTACCCGAGCTTTTTGCTCCGCTAATCTGAACATGGCTGAATGGAGAATTAATGGTCGGAGAATTAATGGTTGAGGTGTCAACCTCAATTGATTGCAACTTTTTGATGCTAAGCACAGCTTGCTGAATACTTTGATCAACCCAAGCTGTACCATTATAGTATTGCAGGGCCGTGGCATCGTTAAGCGTTGTCCCATGCCACCATAAGTCACCCTTCTTTGGGCTTGTGGGCGTGCCCAACTGAATGTACGTGTATGGCACATCCTTGCTTCCGGGAACACCTTGAACGCCCTGCGGTCCCTGAGGGCCTTGAGGACCTTGCGGACCAGTATCACCCTTTGGCCCTTGTACTAGTTGCCAACTATAAACAGCTGGATTGTTGCTATCAGCTTGTGTGAAATCTGTATAACTACCGATGTATTTTCTATAACCCGGTGTATCCAATGAAAAATTGGTTTTACCGTCACTGCTATCGGCATACGCAATATGGAAGTATGGCGTTTTGCCATCGGCACCGGCTTTTCCTGGCACCCCATCTTTACCATCAGCACCGTCCGCACCCTTAATCAGTGACCAGCTATAGTCACTTGGATTCGTGCTATCGCCAGATGTGAAGTCGCTGTAGAAGCCAATGTACTTACGGTTAGAATCAGTGGTTGAGAAGTCGGTCTTCCCGTCTTGGCTGTTTGCGTAAGCAAAGTGAGTATAGGCAGTACGCCCATCAGCACCCTTGGCACCGGGCAAACCTTGATCACCTTTGGGCCCCACGTCACCATCTTCACCTTTAAAAAGTGCCCAATTGTAATCATCCGGATTGGTGCTGTCGGCCTGTGTGAAGTCGCTGTACGTGCCAATATACTTTTTGCCATCGCCACCGGATACCGTGAACCCACTTTGACCGCTTACATCATTCGCCCAAGCGGTGTGGAAATAGCTTGTACGGCCATCAGCACCCTTTGCACCGGGAACACCATCAGAGCCATCCTTTCCCTGAATCAATGCCCACTTGCCAGCGTAATCAGCCGGATCATCACTTGGCACGGATGATTTGTTGCTGTACCTGAATGCCATGTATTTCTTATCAGTTGGGAAAGCTGACATGTTAGTGCCCTTGTCATCATCGGCATAGCGAATCCATGGATAGTATTGAACCGTTTTAGGCAAATTTTTGATCTGCTCAGCAAGTTGCCGATATTGAGCTGCTACCTGATCATGTTCAATAAGGTAGTCTCCCAATGTTGCTGTGTGTGTATCCATCGAATAGCTTGATTTGAGTTCTAGCAAGCGAGCCGACAAGTACAATTGCTCATTCTCGTCAGCTAAATGAATTGTGTCACCAATGTTGATATTTTGTGGCAGCACAGCAATGTCGGTCTCATAATTGACTGCTTCATGATTGTGAGCCTTAAGATCAGAGAGTGCAGATTGAAGCAAGGTTGCTTGTGAAGTAGCCGTATAAGTGACGACACGATTGATATACGCTGCATTGACACTCGGTGCACCACCCTTAGCCAAAAGTCTGCTCCATGTTTGGTTGGCTACCGGGTCAAGCAAAACGCCTTCTTTTGTTAACACGTAACGACCATCGGGATCTGTCCACTGATAACCTTCAAGTGTGATTGGCTGCTGATCAACGTTCTCGCCATCTTTGCTTTCAGGTGTGCCACCTGTCGGCGTGATGGCCGTATAGAGATCATAAATACTGCCTGATGTCACAATCTTATTGATGTCTTTATCCACATACAGCGTGATATTCCTATCAGCACCGATGCGCTTATGAATGTTGATTACGCGGCGCACAACCGTTGTTCCAGACACATCGAAGCTAAAGTCTAGTTCAGCATTATCAAACTGAGTCGCAACAGATAGAATACGATTTAAAGTGGTGTCAGACTCGCCAATCCATTCAAGCGTTCGCTTCAAATTAGGGATCTCGTTAAGACCGATTTCAAAACCTGAATCATTCGTGAATAGGCTAATATAGTCGGCGATGCCCATTGCTTGTGGAGCTTTATAGGGGCCAACGGTCTCGTTAATCAAATCAATACCAGCATCTTCAGCAGTGAATGTGTCCTCACCAGCAAGCGGATCATGACTTGATTCCATAATTGTCATAAAGACTGCTTTATTGCGCTCATCCATATACAAAATGTAATTGCCACGTGCTGCCATGGTTTGAACCTTAGAAGACAGTTCAGGGGTGAACAGAATGGTTCCTGAATAGGTGCGAGCACCTGCTGAGATAAGCTGATCATCAGTATCATCGACAATGTGGATTTTCCCACCACCGCCAGCAGTTGCATCCCCTAGCAGATGCCATGATCTATCCACAAAATAAAAATCTCTCATAGCCATGCCTCCTGCCAAGATACTTCAGCCTTACACTGCTTTGCCCAGCTTGATGTGAGCAATTCGATGGTGTTATTTCCGGGCTGAATTTTGAAGCCGCCCCAATCATTGCCGATTGTTTGCAGTGTCCGATCTTCTGCACCATTGACAAGAACACGTCGATTAGCAACATCGATTTTCACAACGTCCCCGTCTTTGAATCGGTTAGGAATATCATCCCAGTAATCAACGTTGATCCACTCAAAGTAGCTATCTTGCCAGTTAATTGACCAACCACGTTGATTGGAGAATCCGGGGAACCAAGCTGTCCAACCATCAATCGGTACTTTAGAAAATCCTGACACCGTACGTGTCTCAATGCCACCATCGCCCAAATCAATGCGATCCAAACGGAAGGTTAACTGATCACCCATTTTTGTGATAACGGCATTGTAGTTGCCGTCACGATAGTAATTGCGTGGCAGTAAGTCCCAAAATATCATCTGTGCTTTGCGGCCATCATAGACTGTGCCGGAGAAGACCCATTGGTCATTAGAGGCACTATCGTCAAACAGCGCAAGAGAAGCGACAATCTTGCCTTGATACGTCAAATTGAACTCGAAGCGGCCTACTTCTGCGGCATTCGTCCCAACGTTGACACGATTGACAAACTGAAAATTAGCCGTGTTAGAGCCATTCGAATTTTTCGGAATGGTGCCGCTAATTGAAGGCCCATTCCAGTAATTGGAAGCAGTTCGTTCAGTAGACGGGTAAGCAATACCATCTTTATAGCCAAACGGTCCCGACTGTACGTTGGCATCATTACCATGCTCATAGTAAGGGAAAGCCGTAACTCCGTTATTGAGCGTGACCCCTGTCGGTGTCTGATTGAAATCGAGATGATAAACGCGTTCAGACTTTTGTTTCACAAAGCCATCAGTCTCATCGGGAGAGCCAAACTGTAGCACACTGCCCTGATCATTAATAGCAGTTAACACGCCGTCATCACCGTTGATAGTGGCCGTGATAACTGGTTCAGATGGATAGGTCCCAGCATTAGGCACTGTGATGGGGTCGGAATAGTATTCAGGATCAGCTGGGTTAGGCGACCAAGGAGAAGCAGAAGTGCCTAGTTCGAGTTTCTCATGCGTCCAAGACACAGGCGTGTCTGTGGGGAAAGTTTGGCTGAAGTATCTTGGGGTTAGCTCAACATAAGCAGCATTAATAGGAGCCGTCAATACGGTTGAGAACCGACCCCCTCCAGATACCCAAGGTATATCCGAACCAGCTTGGCTAGATATCCAGTTATTGGAAGCATCATACCAACTAACTGACGAATGACCAGTGTGTCCCATATCGCCAAAAGTAATGGTGTAAACATATGTCTTGTCACCATCGACTGGTGCTTTCTTCAGAGTGATACCATCAATTCCGCGAGCATTCGCCTTAACAACGCCATTGTTGTTCGATGATGTCCCTTTAAGCAGGTTCACTGGCACGTCCTTGTATGGCATATTGTCAGCCGTCTGCGTGGATACCGAGTGCGCAATGCCATCGGGGACAAATAAAGTGAACGAAGAAGTGATCGCATTCCGGCCTTTAGGAACATCGTCAATATCAGAAAAAGTAGCAATCCAATATTTTGATGGGTCATCGTTAAAAGAAACCTGATGACTATCGCCATGAAGGATGCTGTTGAGCTTATAGAATGCTTGCCGGAACGAAAGATTGTTCGATGCTGCCAGCCTGTAGCCGACAACAATCTCACGAGAAGGGTTACGAGCATACTGGATGAACTCACCATCTGACTTGCCAATCGTTTGTTTTTCGATTGACTGGCTTAGTAGTTCTCGGCCACTGACTTGTAGCGTGCTATAACCCGGAATCAAGTCTTCGATGTACTGGCCATCTATTAGCATCGCCTCTGCTGGGCGCTGATTATCATCAGAACCCGTGAAGGGCGTTGTCTCTCTGAAATCATACAAAATTAAAATAGCCCCTTTCGTCGATTGCTTATTCGTGTCATGCGACTGAGCTCTGTTTGCATTGGGTTTGCGGTTGCACGAGCAACCTCTCGGCCGTCAATGTACAGAGGAACCTCAATCGTCTGCTTGCGAGTGTAGTTGACATCAAGATTTGAAGACAAGGTTGTACCCTGTACATTGCTGTTGAGGGCACTAACGGATGAACCGAATGCAGACGTATCGACCGCTGGAATGCTCATTGCAGTTGCCGCTGTCATTGCATCAACCGCTTTCGTTATTGGCTTCATGTTGTCAGTGATACCAACAGCAACACCGGCTGGAATATACTGCCCAACTTCTTGAGCCATGACTTTAGAAGGTGAATGAATGCCAAGAGCACCCTTAACTCTATCAACAATTCCCTTGGCAACAGATACTGCGGCATTCCAAGCTTTGGCTGCCAAGTTGCCAATCCCCCTAACAAGTCCCATGATCAAATCGCCACCGGCTTCAACCAAATCATCTCTGTGATTCCAGATAGCTTTAGCAAGGCCAACAACAAGTTTCACTCCAGCAGCAAGAATCTTAGGCAAGTTATCAATTAAAGCTCCGGCAAGAGTTACAACCAACTGAATTGCACTACTGATCAATTTTGGCGCGTTTTCAATGAGAGCGGTGACCAACGCGATAACAAGTTGCACCCCAGCATCAATAATCTGGTCGATATTATTAATCAAACCGTTCATCAATGCCGTAACCAGTTTGATAGCCGCATCAATAATCATTGGTAAATTAGCAATCAAAGCGTTAGCCAAGGCTGTGATTAATTGCAACGCAGCAGCAATGAGTTGATCAATATGCTGAACAAGTCCACTTACAATAGACATAATGATCTCCAATGCGGCATTCAAAATGGCGGGCAAGTTTTGAGAAATTCCCGTTACCAGTCCTTGCACGATTTGCATTGCGCCATTAATAATCTGATCCATATTTTGCATGAGCCCAGTTGCAAGCGTTTGGATCATTTGCATGGCTGCATTGATTAACATTGGGAGATTGATAACGATGGCATTTACGAGCGTCATAATAAGATTAATACCCGCTGACATCAGTTGTGGCAGTGCTCCAACTAACCCAGTAACAAGTGTTGTGATCATTGTAATAGCGGCATTTAGCATGTTTGCACTACCACCACCGCTCGTAAGCGAGGTAACTAATGTGGTAATAATTTGAACGCCGCCTGTGATGATCGCAGGTAGATTAGCAGTAATGGCATTCAATAAGCTAGTAATTAGAGCCTCCCCTGATGCAATGAGCTGTGGAATTGCACTAACAATACCTGCAACAAAGTTAGTGATTACTTGTGGGCCCTGTGTAGTTGCCGTCTGTATCATAGCTTGAATTTGTGTGCCAAATTGATTGTTTACCACACCAAGGCCAGCAATAAGCGTCGCAATAATAGCGGCTGGTCCAATTACTGACAATCCCATCTTCATTACTCCAGCCATCGCGGTCATGCCATTGGAAACAATTGAAGTCCCAAGGTCAAATGATGTGGATAAGCCCGATGAGATACCGTTACCTAATGTAGAGAACAAGCCGCTCAATGGAGCCAACTTTGAAGACACGATGGATGTCATGCTCGACAAAGAATTACTGATCATGCCTGGCAACTCACCAAACGGATTTCCTATTGCAGATAGTGATAATCCCTTTTTGAACGTTGAAGAAAACGATGACACGCTTGCACTCATGGACGGGAACTTAGATGCGACTGAACTCGCGAGTGAACCAATACCACCGTTGAATTCTTTCACACTAGTTGATGCGTTAGCAGTGAATCCAACTATTTTCTGCATACTGGAGCCCAAGGAATCAAACCCCTTTGGACCAACCTGCTCGACACCTTTTAATGCTGAAACAAAGTTGCTGATTCCATTTGGAGCGCTTTCTGTTGCTGAAACAAATCCCCGTACCTTACTATTCATTCCGTCAAAGGCAGTGCTAACTTTGCTGGTGTCCGTCAATCCAGATAATGATTTCGAGAATCCGTTGGCGTCTTTAGTACCTAATCCGAGGAAGTTGTGAACAGCATTGGCCTGAGCCGCGAATCCTGCAAATCCGGTCATGGCTGGCCCAATAACAGTAGACAATCCAATAAAACTTTGAGCCATCTGTCCGAGAGACGAATTAGAATCGTTTGCCATCGTCAGCACATTGTTGACCATGTTCAAAATACTTGAATTGATCCCAGAATTTGCTTGCATGGCAGTATTACGAAGTGCTTCCCAGTTACCACCGACTTGCTCAATCTTAGAACCAATGTTGTTTTGCATATCGCTGGCTTGCTGATTGAGGATGGCGTTAGCTGCTTGAGCGCTTGATGAAGCATCATTGATTGCCTTGCTCATTGCAGCCCAACTTTGGCTGGCATTGTCTGAATTGTTAGTCACCGAACGAAGCAACGGACCCATTGCCTTAAAACCGGCAGTACCAAACATTGTAGTCAATGCGAGCTGCTTTTGTTGATCGTTCAAACCGCTTGTCGCATTAGCAACATCAAGCAATATCGTCTGCAGCGGCTTCATCTTTCCTTGAGCGTCGTAATAACTGATACCTAAACTAGAAGCCATATCAGATGCTTGTTTTGATGGTTTAATGATTCTCGTCAATGCATAGTTCAAGTCCTGTGCCGCTTGAGCAGCTGGAACCCCAGAATTGGAAATCATGCCAATAGCTGTCGAGGTATCCTGCATATTGATTCCTACTTGGCTAGCAATTGAGCCAACATCAGCAAATGCTTGCTGCATCTCTTCGATTGAAGCATTGGATACGTTTGCTGTTTGAGTAAGGACAGCAGCCGCTTGGGCAGATGATCCAATACTGTCTCCCCAGATATTCATAGCAACTTGAACAGTGCCAGCGGTAGCTTGCAAATCTGCCCCAGCTGCTGTAGCAGCTTTAGCAATCGCAGGGAACTCTTCTTTGATGGTATCCAGATTAGCCCCATCTTGAGCCATCTGAACCATAGCATCTGCAGCATCTTGCGCACTTAATGGCAGTTCTGCGCCCATCTTGTTAGCGACATCGGCTAATTCACCAATGTTCTTTGAAGTGCCACCAGCAACGACGGCTGCCTTATTCAGGCTGGCCTCAAATGTGCCAAATGATTTCAGCGATTGAACGCCCATAGCGGTAACCGCTGCACCAGCAATAGCCGTATACTTACCCAACGAGGCAAGCCCACTGCTGATTGAATCTACTGCATTGTTGGCAGCTGATGACATGTTCTCGAATGTTCCCGAGAAGTTCTTGTCAACAGCCGACAAGATGGCCTCGACACTGTAACTATCAGCCATGTGCTCCCTCCTTTCTTTCTGATAACGGAATGATCTTGCCTTCGCGCTTCAACCTCTGAAATTCGGCCATTCGTTTTGCAAATATCTGTGCACGAGAATGCTTTAATTCTGTTTTGCTCATCAGTGATACTTCATAATCCGGTTCATAACTTGAACGTACTTTGTCTACAATTTCTTTCTTGTCAAAGAAGTCATCAAATGTCTTGAACTTCGGCTTAGGATTCTTGCTCCCAGTTGTTGCCTGCACTTGCTGGTTCATCCATGCTTGCTGTGCAATCTCGTTCTGCCTATCGACTTGCTTAAGCTGATAGGCTTCCATACGCAGCTCATATTCAACAAGCGTCATACGTTCAATGTCTCGAATATTAGAAAAGCCTAGATAGGCTAACGAATTTAGCAAGATTTCGCGATACTGTTGCTCGCTTGTCTTACTGTCGTCCTTATCTAGGCTTTCATGTTTTTTGTTGCCGCTTTGACCGCGTTAGCAGATCGCATTTCTTCTGGAATCTGTTTAAACAGTGAGTCTAAGTCGGTCCCGTCTTCATCAATAAAGTCGTCGACTTCTTTTACAGTTGGTCGCTTTTTAGAAGCGGCAGTTGCGGCATAGATGACATCTGAAAGAACCGCGGAGTCGTATGAACCTAATCCAACTAAAGCTTTTGCGACCCCCATGCCAAAGTTAATTCCTTTGATGGAAGCCCCAATTGTCTTGTCGAGTTCTCGAACAAAGCGGACACCAAAGTTAAGTTCGTATTCTTTACCGTTAATGGTTAATTGCATGATTTAAAATCCTTTCTTTTAAAGCCGCCCGGGTTTCACCCGTACTGTGACTTTCTTGGGCGACTTGCATCAATTAATTAAGCGTGCGAAGTGGTAGTGGTCGTTGTTTCGCCTGAAACGTTCGTACCTGGATCTTTATCAGAATCCCACTTGACACCACCGCCGGTACTATCAATGCCAGTGACCTGGCCGACTCCAAGGAATACGTAATCGACCTGCTCCTGAGTTTCGCTGTCCAGCGTTGTCCAGCCACGCTTTGGTGTTCCGTTAACTGAGAATGTGACATCGCGAGTAGAGTGATCATCAGGGTCATTGTCGCTGCTGTCTTCTTGAACGGTAACTTGCATGTACCATGCGTAATACTTGCCATCGGAGTTCTTACGCTTGCGGTAGAGAATCCAAAAGTCGAGTAATTCGCCGTTAAACAGTGAGTCATACATTACGTCTGCAATTGCAGCCGTGTTGTTCAGGAACTCGACTTCAAGATCGGTACTTGCGGAACTACGAGTTGCTACATTGCCGTCCTTGGTAACAGTGGAATCACTGTCAACAGACGGATCAAAGGACAACGAAGTCTGCCAAGGGATAATTTGGCCGCTAACCTTTGCTTGATCGCTATGTTTGCGAGCCAAGGCAACAACGTCCATGCCTTCTAGCACTTTTAATTCATTTGCCATGTTATGGCCTCCTATAAAATGTTGAGATTGAGTATCAGCGTGGCTCGGTTGAGAACCGTGTCAGGGACGCTCTGGTCTTGTGTGAACTCTTTTGACTGATCTTCTACACGTCCATAGAATCGGTAGTCATCGGTTAGCACTTGTCCAATCGCGGTACGAAAAAAGCGCTCCGCCATATCAGATACGGTGAAACGCTGTTTTTTGTCACCCCAGATGTCGATGGTGATCAGCACATTGCCATTGAGTGACGTCTTTGTTGCGGTAGGAATAACTTGAATATCGCCAACAATGACGAAGGGATATGGGGCGTTCTCCTGCTGCATGGGCAAATGGTCGTAAGTTTTGTACCCAGATGATTGCGAAAACGCATAGAAGTAGTCGTAGAGCTCTTGCTCTGGTGATGTGATTTGAATCACCTACTTTGCTGCTTGTTTAAGCTGATTAATAAACTGCACTTTCTGATAAAGGAACGCAGGCTTCAATACAGGACGTGCCCGCATGAATCGAGTTCCATTTTCGGTGTATGGGTTGTATTCCATTGACATGCCAACTATGCCCGTTAGGCCGCCAGCTTCAAGCGATAACTTGATACCACGCTTTGTAGCACCAGTAGGATGAGCATACACTGTGCCCGTCATTTGCTGAGAACGAGTCTGGAGCTGTGCTGTCTGCTGCTTGACGATTTGCTTGACAACGTCCATCTTTGCTCGCTTAAGCAGACCCGCTACCAATTTGTCCATGCCTTTTATCTGCATGTTATAGCTGATGCTGGCTTTGCTCATTTCGTCTCACCCACAATCAAAGTAGCGTTTTGGAGAGGATCCCGAGAGGTATTGAGAGCGTAATGTGTTGCATCATCATCAATCGTTAAATAGCTCCAATTGACGGTGACTGGCTCAGCTAAACGGATTACTTTTGCTTTTTGAGCATAGTTGCCGAATAGCTGAACGCTCTTGTCGGTTCCCATGTCCGTGACGTTAGCAGCAGCAGTGGCCACCTCTTTCGGGTCACCGTACTCATGCGTTTTAGGGCTGTACTCTTCATCATCCGTCCAGAATGTGATCTCATGGTCTAAACGCATATGATCACCACTTTGGATAGCCAGAAATGAAGCTAACGGTGCCAAGAGACTTGGCATTCTTCCCGTTGGCTTCTTTCCAGTCATTGATGTCGTCAGCAAAATCATCGAAGTCATTAGATTTGAACGTGAACGACTGGCCTTCTTGCTCGTATGACGTCATGCCTTCGTTCTTACGCCTGTTGTAGCGTCTGACGCATACTTCTAGGGCAATGTAGGTCAACTCACTAGGAAAGGCCTCATCCGTTCGCAAACCGAGCTTAAATCGCAAGGCTTGCGTCGTATTTTTGATAATGAGGTTAAGCACATCATCCTGTGTGTCAGTTTTGATTTCCATCATCGTCTTCAAATCTGCAAGTTTTATTGGATCGCTTTCTGCCATCACTTCACCGCCTTTATTGCTTGAGCGTACTTGTATGAGCACTTCAACTTATCAACGAAGCTAAGGTCTTCACCAAACGGGACTCGATCGGTGTACTTGCCCTTAAAGAAAAGATCATGCATATCACCGGTAACACCAGCATTGTGCATGATCTTGGTTTCACTCCATCGTTTCACGGGATCAGTTGGCCAACAAAAATCGAGCTCATCACTGATGACGGGCCCGATGTTGAAGTACATCATATTCCATAACTGCGACCACATTTCAGCGGTCCATTTCTGGATATTGCTGTCGACCGTTTGCAGGTATTGCCACAGTCGGTTGCTGTCGGCATACACCTTCCGCCAGTATTCAGCTGACGGGTGACTGATGAGCCACTGAGCACCGCCAGAATTGTGGTTGATCGTCTCAAGCGAAGCTACCGTAACGCCGACAATGTCAGCCATGCGTTTCAAGATTTCTTCTCCGTGTTCGCACTGCTTGATATAGTCAACGCTGATATAGCTAAGCGTGTTGCTACACAGCCAGCGATCAGGCTTTGCTTTCAGCTTGCGAAAGTCTGGCCGTTTACGGAAGATCACATCGCTATCGAAGTAGAAATAGTCCTCTTTTTCGCGTTCGGGGTCCTCAGCTAGATACTGCCACCACAGCCAAGGCTTCACAGACGGAATATATTGCCTGTCTGAGCGCTTGTCGGTATACGTGTGTACTTCTACTCCATATTTGCTGGCAAGCGTTTCTGGCACCTTATAATCATTCACAGTGAAGAGCAAAACGACATCTTTCATGCCAAACCCGACACTTTGCAGATTAGTTAGGCAGACTTCTAATTCCCATTCGAATCTCTGAATAGCGGGTTGACACAAGATGAGTTTCATTCTGTCCTCCAATCAGCCGCCCGGTTTCCCGTACTGTCCTATTTCGATAGGCGACTTGCATCAATTAATTAAGCGTGCGAAGTGGTGGTAGTAGTTGTTTTGCCTGGAACGAGCACTTTGGCTTGCAAGACATTCTCGGCTTCTGGAAAGCTCGGAAGCGCGGTGGCTGCCGCCTTTTCCCACGTTGCAATTGGATCTTGCGTAGTCTCGTAAACGGTGGTAAACACATTGCCAACAGTGCCCTGTTGAACACCCGGAGTTGAAATCAGTCGGGACTCTTCAGGGGTTGGACCATAAACGGTTTGCCCGAGCTGGTCATCACCAAAGGCTACCAAAGTGTCTTCCGGGAAGTACCGTTCAACGGTATAGATACCTTTGGCTCCCTGCTTACGATACTTGGCATCATACGTGACAATAGTTGGCAAGCCGAATGACTGCATGACCGCATTGAGACTGCCAACACTAGGCAACAGACCTGCTGTCTTGAAGTAGTCAGCAAATGCTTTACTCCGGATCAGGGCAGTTTGTACCTTGGAAGAAGTCAAAATTCGCGTTGGCGCGTAGTCGAGCAGTACAAACCAGTCTTGCAAGTCCTTAATCGGATCAGCACCATTTGCATCCCAAGAAGTAGTTGCAGTAACTTGGTGTTCACTTGGAACATGGTAATCAACATCGAAGTTGAGATTGTTCTCATTGATGGTGATCTTACCAGTTGCCAAAGCCTCCATGCGCATCTTTTCAACGCGCGCATAAACACCTTGAACCAAAACATCCAAATCGTTGTACACAAGGCTGGTCAGGTAGTTTTGTTCAGCCAGTGTGCGTGGATTGCGTAATGCGATCAGGTCCTTTTCCTTAAGCTGCATCTTGCGTTTGATGTAGCCAAGCTCAGCGGCCTGAACACTCGCTTCACGACTGCCAATCTCCGCTTCCGTATCGAATGCAGAAATAGACGCCACGATAGGCGTCTTAGACCCACCACGAAGAAATTCAAAATCCAACTGATTAATTTTGGTTGATGGGAACAGGGTGTCCCCAAGTAATTGCGGATACTGGCGGTTTTGAACGTAATCAAGCACCGTCTTTTGATTAAACAAATCTAAAATAGCTGGCATAAGTTACTCCTCCTTAGTCAGAAACGTGGCTGAATTTGATTTCTTTCAGCGCAGTAATAGCATTACTGGACGGCTTGACTGGCAAGCGGGCTGCATTCACATATCCTTCAACGATGACGCCTACCGGCTGAGGACCTTCGCTGACGTCAACATCATTAATGGTTACACCGACTGCCGTTGCATCGTTCTTTGGA